CCGTTCACGCTATGCACGCTACTTTAGCTTTTCCTTTTACTCCCGTAACATGGTCATCAGTTCCAGATAGTAGCTTTGCTTTATCAAATATAAATGCAATTAATTATAATCAATCATTAGATCAATACGTTGCTGTTGGAAACAATGGAAAAATTGCTACATCTATTGACACCCAAAACTGGGTTCAAAGAGAAAGTAACTTTGATGAAAACAGCATTTTCTGTGTTTCATATGGAAATAATTTATACGTTGCTGGAGGAAGCTCTGGAAAAATTTCAACGTCTACAGACGGAATAAATTGGACAGCTCGTTCATCTGGTTTTGGCGCAACTCCTATTCTTGCAGTTACATATTCACCATCAGCATCTTTATGGATTGCAGCAGGTGGTGCTGGAAAGCTTGCTACTTCAGTTGATGGGATTAGCTGGGTACTTAGGACTTCATCATTTGGTACAACATATATAAATGGTTTATGGGCTTCAAACTCTATTATTGTTGCAGTAGGCTATGACGGAAAACTTGCCACTTCAACAAACGGAACTACATGGACTCAGAGAACTTCTAGCTTTGCAACAAGCAGTATCTTTGCAGTGACAGCCACATCTGGTGGAAGATTCTTTGCATGCGGAGAAGCTGGTAAATTTGCATTCTCAGACAACGGAACTACATGGACTCAAGCATTTCCTACAAGTAGTTTTGGAGCTTCAACAGTTAGAGCAGTGGATATATCTCCAGATGGAACATACATTGCTGGTGGAGCTAGCGGTAAGCTAGCTACATCTTTTGACGGAGTTACTTGGATCCAAAGAACAAGCGGGTTTGGTACATCAACTATTAACGGTGTATATATTGACAACAACAATGGTCTAGCTGCAGGTGCAGCTGGAAGAATTACCTATTCGGTATAGAAAAGGAACCTATTATGTTTTCATATCTACTTATTGAAAGTGGTCCTTTTGCTGAAAATGGGCCATTAGTGCAGATTCTTTATGGAGATAATGTTATTGATGAGAGCGGGCCTTGGGAGTCAGCTTCTTCAGCAGCAAATTGGGCTCAAGCTTATGTTGGCATGAAAAATTCTGGCGTAGAAGAACCACAAATTTAATCACTGATAAAATACATATAAACCAAAGAAAGAGAGGACGGATCACATGGTAGCTATTAATTTTCCAACACCAGCAGCTATTGGAGAAGTATTTACCGTAGGTGGTCAGTCCTGGGTTTGGACTGGTGTTTATTGGGAAGCACTTCGTGTAACACCAACAGGTCCTACAGGACCACAAGGAATTCAAGGACCAACTGGACCTTTAGGCCCTACTGGTGCTACTGGTCCGACAGGTAACGTTGGTCCGACAGGTCCAGTATCCGATGTAGCAGGACCTCAAGGTCCAACTGGTCCTACAGGTATTCAAGGACTTACTGGTCCACAAGGACTTACTGGAGATCCAGGACCAACGGGACCAACGGGACCAACTGGAGCTGCGTCAACGGTAACTGGACCTCAGGGACCAACAGGTCCTAGAGGATTAACTGGTTTTACAGGACCTACAGGCCCAACTTCAACAGTACAAGGCCCAACTGGTCCTACTGGTGGTGTTGGAAAATTTACTGCAAGTGCTACACAACCAGACATTGAAACTTCAACAAATGGAGATGCTTGGTTTAATACAAGCAATGCTAGGACTTATGTCTATAACAATGGTGTTTTTATTGAAACACAAGGTGGAGCAACGGGTCCTTCAGGTCCTACTGGTCCGCAAGGCTCTTTTTCCACATCTATGTCTTGGTGGTTAGGTGTATAATTAAATGAATCCAAAATCAGTGTGCGTAAAAACTGTTATTCTATTGACAAATATCTTGAAATTAAAGAGAGGTGCTAACTAATGCCAGGCTTTTTAGGCGGTAGCAGTAGTGGCTCCAGTGGTGCTGGCGGAGAAATTCGTTTTCCAAAAGAGTTTATAGATCCAGTAACTAAACTCCGTATCTCGCAGCCTGAAAACCTCATTGATACAGACTTTGAATACGGTCTGCAGCCAACCAAGTGGGAAACAGTTGAGCTTATCAACAACACTCCATCGTTCTTTTCTAAGAGCGGTGATACTACTATTCCAGGTATTGTATCTATTGCAACAAACACAGGTACCCGTGAAATTACTGTAGTAACCGCTACAGATCATGGCCTAGCTGTAGGTATTCCTATTAACGTAACTGGAACAAAATCAGTTACCGCAGACGGTGCTTATATTATTAACTCTATCCCGAATACATTTACTTTTACATATCTTTGTAAAGATATTCAGCAAGGCAATAACGCCATTGAAGATCTTTATACATCTATCATTACTGGCGAGTTTTTCCAAGGCTCACAAATTCGTATTGCAGACGCAGAAGGTATCACTACAAATGGAGAAGCAACTTCTACTCTTACAGTAAAAACAGACTCAACTCACGGTTTTGGTCTTAATACACCTTTTTACTTCCTAAACCTTAACTCTACAATTTCTCAAGAGTTTGAAGCTTCAAATACTGCAGCTAAGTCTTTTGACTCATCAAACTCTGCAACAGCTCAAACATTTGATGGATCTAACAGCCTTTCAACTTTTAACATTGATTGGTCAAACAGCGCAACTGTTGGAGGATCTACCAGCACAATTTCAGCAGTAAATACTTCAGCTGACACAATTACCGTTACTCATGGTGCAGAGACTTTTGCTAGCAGACCGTTAGGAACTCCTTTATACTACAGATTAACAGTTCCAGCATCTTCTGGATACTTCTTTGATAACCCTAGAGGCGTTGTATTTTTAAAAACAACTACAGCCTTAAATAGCCCAGCAGGGCAATCTACTTTTCAAGTAAGTGCCACTCCTGATGGAGATGTTATAGATATTGTTTCATCTATGTCTGGAACCTTCCAGCTTGCAAATCAAGCTCGTACTTTTTCTGGAAATAACGTAAACCCTTTAACAGAAAATACAGTAACAATTATTGAAGATGCTGCACAAGTATTTGATGGTGCAAATGATAGAACTTTAAATACAATTCTTTTGACAAATAGATCTGGAACTGTTGTTAGTTACAGTGGTTCTTTGATTACTGTAGCTTCAGATTCAGGTGTAGCAAACTTGGATTTCTACACTGGAAGTATGCTGAGATATACAACTACAGGCTCAGCTGCAACTGGTTTAACAAACAATGCAACATACTTTATTGACACAGTATTTCCTACAGGCGGTATTAACTATGCTTTTACCGTTAAACCAACTCCAAACGGAGCTGCCGTAACATCAATATCTGGAGGAACAGGTACTCAAAAATTTAGTGCAATTGGTGTATCTTTAGATAGAAATATTTTTCATATTAAAAACCACGGTTTTGCAGCAAAAGATATGGTCAGGTATGAATTTCCAGCTGGGGCAGGGCAGAGATTTACATGTGTTTCAGGTGCAGATGAAGTAGACCATTACTTTGTTGAAACCGTATATGACATTCATAATTTTGACTTAGGAGCTACTCTAAACTTAACTGCAACAGCAAGTGGTCTAGGGGTAACTGCTCAAGATGTTAGTTTTGGTGGTGTAGCTTACAAGACTCTAAGATATGTAAATGCTGGTTCAGGTGGTCAAGTTATATTTGCTGGACAAGGTGTAGTTGACTACTTAATTGTTGCAGGTGGCGGTGGCGGCGGTTCTGATATGGGCGGCGGCGGCGGCGCAGGTGGTTTGTTACAAGGTTCATTTACCACTCAAGGTGGAACATACGCAATTACTGTAGGCGGAGGCGGCGGCGGTGCTGCAGCTGGACAAGGACAAGCAAGAGGCGGAAGCGGAGGAAACTCTGTTTTATCTGGTCCTGTAGTTGGAACTCTTACAGCAATTGGTGGTGGAGGTGCAGCTTCTAACCACGATCAGTCAAACAACCCTGCTGCTAACGGTGGTTCTGGTGGTGGAGCATCTGGTGGTGAAGGTGGAGCACGAGGCGGTTCTGGTTATGGCGGAGGCCGTTGGGGTGAAGGAACTCCGGGACAAGGTTTTGCTGGCGGTGTAGGTGGAGGATATTGGTATCCAGCTGGTGGCGGTGGAGCTTCTGAAGTTGGTAGAGCAGACGGTGGAAACCCTAGAGGTGGAAACGGTCTTCAAAGTGTTTTACTTGGAACTTCTTACTTCTGGGCTGGCGGTGGCGGCGGGTCAGGATACTCTGCAAGAGGCGGAGATGGTGGTGCAGGTGGAGGCGGCGGCGGTGCTGTTGGTTCAACATCTGGTGGCTCAGGTTTTAATAATGGATCTCCTGGTGGCGGCGGCGGTACTAGTACTTGGGCTCAAACTCCAGGCGGTAACGCTGGTGCTAACACTGGTGGTGGTGGTGGTGGCGGTGCTCACTATAACGCTGGAAACCCTGGTGGTGCTGGTGGATCTGGCATCGTTATTCTAAGATGGAGGGCATAATAAATGGCGATTGATATTTTAGCCGCTGGCGCAACTGGAACACATACTTTTAAAAAAGTAAATGTTAATACAACAGAAAACTATGTCTACTTTAAAGATAATAACCCTCCAGCAGCACTGCTAGACAACACTACTTGGCTTTATACAACTGGTATTGGAAGTATAACTGGCCTTACAAATAACTCTCTTTACTATATAAAGAAATCAGCTGCTAATAGATTTAGTTTTTCTTTGACATCTGGAGGGCTTAATGTTGATTTAACAGGAGCAGTTTCAGGTCCAGTTAAATTTAATACTCCTATTGTATATAATAATATTTTAAATATTGACTCTTCTACTGCATCAAATCAAGCAGTAAAATATTATACAAATTCCACACCTTTAACTGGTCTTACAAGTGGAAACACATATTTCTTAAAGAACGTATCCGCATCTGGTTTTGCTGGATCTCAAGCTTTATATGAAGTGGCAAGCAATACACATACATTTACCACTTGCGGTCAAACAGGACGAGTAGGGCCTACTCAAGCGCAAATGCGTTCTGCATATGTAACTACTTGGGATGAAACATATCTTTCTCAAGGGGCTTTTCAAGGTTACCAAGACTGGACAGTTCCAGTTTCTGGTATCTATGAATTCACAGCAGCAGGTGCTTCTGGAAATAATGGCTCTGGAGCTGGTAGCGTTGGACGTGGTGCAATTGTAAAGGGAAGAGTTGCGCTTACTAAAGGTGAAATTATTACTATTGCTGTAGGACAGCAAGGTGCCGCATCTGCAACAAATCCACCTTGGGGTGGTTCTGGTGGTGGAACATTTGTTGTTCGTAAAAATGGTAACGAGCCTTTGTTTGTTGCTGGTGGTGGTGCAGGTGAGCCTAACGTTGGAGCTGGTAGAGATGGTGTACTTACACAATTAGGCGGCAGAAGTACTAACAACCAAGTTGCTGGTGGTTTAGCTGGTTTTGGTGGCCTTTCAGTTGGTGGATATTCTGGTGGTGGAGGTGGATTTAACTCTCGTGGACAGAATGGTCAAGATCTTGGTGGAGGATCATTCTTAGACGGACTTACCATGGGTACAAACACAAGAGCTGGTGGATATGGTGGCTTTGGTGGTGGTGGACAATCTGACGGAACTATCATCGGTCAATCTGGTGGTGGTGGTGGCTACTCTGGTGGTGGTGGTGCTCGCTCTACAAGTGCAAATCATTCTGGTGGTGGTGGTGGCTCATTTATTGTTGCTACAGCTACTAACGTAGGAACATCTACAGGTTTATTTGATGGACAAAATACTTTTAATGGCGCTGCTATTACAAACCTTGCTTCATACAATACTGGTGAAGGCTCAGTTGTTATGACAATTGTGTCAACATTTACAACTGGTAACGAAGTTTACCCAACTGCTGCTGACTCAGAAGCAGGAACAAATAAAATTTCTATTGCTGCAGCTGGCAGTTCTTATCACTCATTTGTACCAGTTAACTTTGATATACAAAATGATACTATACACTCTGCAACTGCTCACGGGTTAGTTAGCGGAGAAGCAGTTATACTTGGATTTAATCAAGAAACTCCCGCCGGTCTTACTAACGGTACTACTTATTATATTGATAAAGTTAATAATTTTACATATAGATTAAGCACTACCCCTAGTCCAACTTTTACAACGATTAACTTAACGACACCTTCTGGTCGTGAAACTGCTACAAGTTCAACTATTAGTCGAGTTGTAGTTAATACTATTGAAGACACATTAACTATTTCAAGCCATGGTTTTCAAGTAGATCAACCTTTAATTTATAGTACAGGTGGTGGAACCCCAATCGTTCCTCTTGTGAACGGGTCAACATATTATGTTCAAGAAGTAATTGATGCAAATAGAATTAGATTAAAACTTGCTCTTAATTCTTTAAGTTATATTAATTTTACTTCTTCAGGAACTGGAACAGCGCATAGCTTCATATTTGCAACAGTTAATATTGCTGAAGACAGTTTGTATATTGCAAACCATGGACTAGTCGATGGTCAAACTGTTCGTTATTCAAATAATGGTGGAACCACTATTCCAGGTTTAACTAACAATAGTACTTATTATATTAAAAAAGTTGACAACAGTATTGTAAAACTTGCTACAACAACTGCACTTACTACTTTTGCTAATATTACTGGAGCAGGAACTGGAACCCAGCAGCTTTTAATTACTGCACTTGACTATGCAACAGAAACAATCACTCTTCCAAGTCACGGATTTTTGCAAGGCGAGTTGGTCCTTTACGATGCAAAGGGTCAGACTGTAGTTAATGGCTTAACAACAGCAACTCCTTACTACATTATATTTGTAGATGGAGATAATATTAAGCTTGCAACGACACCAGAAAATGCTGCTTCTGGAACAGCGGTAAACATTACAGACACACCCGCAGGTGTTGGTCGTCATAGTTTACAGTCTTTATCGAAGACTCCAGACGGTATTTACAACATTACAAGCTTACCTAACGGTGCTCCAAACACATTTACAGTTACAGCACGAGGTCAAGTTCCAGAGATTCAAAAAATATTTAACCCAAGATCTTCAATTGATATCATTCAAAATGCTTTTTATGTTCCTTCTCATGGATTCATAACTGGAACAAAAGTTTTATATGATAAAGGTGCTGCAGCGACAGTTATTTCTGGTTTAACAGATTTAACAAATTACTATGTAGTTGCTATTAATAAAGATTATTTACGTCTTGCATCCTCTGCTGCAAATGCAGCAACAGGTGTAGTTATTACTGTAGCTGACTTTGGTACAGGTGTTGGACACAAATTTACCTCTACTCAGATTAACGGAAACGTAACTGGAGCTGGTTCGGTAACTATTGGTTCTGGCTCTGTTCTTGTAACAGGTGTTGGTACTCAATTTACAAAAATTCTTAAAGTGGGAGATAGATTCCGTTTATTCCCACCTAACATAACAAAAACTCATGGAGCTTTAACATTTGCAGCAGCGGATGTAAATACATCAACTAATTTAATTGGCAAAGTTCATACGTTTCCTACAGGACAAGCAGTTGTCTTCTCTGCAGGTGGCGGAACAGCTCCAGCACCTTTAGTTGAAGGTACTACTTATTTTGTTAGAGCAGCATCTTCTTCAAGTATATCTCTACACCCAACTGTGGCAGACGCTATTGCTAACACTAATATCATAGACATAACAACTGCTGGTACTGGTAGTGCATTTACAATAAATGCAAATACTATTAATTTAGATATAACATTTGCAGCATCAGATATCAATACAAGCACTGAAGTTATTACTAAAGCACATAATTTCTCTACAGGTTGTCAAGTTATATTTAACAATGGCGGAGGAACTTCCCCAACTGGGCTAACAAATAATGACTCTTACTTTGTTCGTAGAACAGGTGCTACAACTTTAACGTTGCACCCAACAGAAGCAGATGCTATAGCTGGAAGTAACACAGTTGATATCAGTGCCGCTGGCACTGGCACAGCGTTTAGACTTTATTCAGATAATACAAATTTTTCTGCTGTAAACGTTGATACGACAACTAATCGCATTACACGATCTCATAACTTTGTAACTGGAGACACTGTTAAGTTTGCAGCAAATGGTGGAGTAGCTCCTAGTCCATTAGTTGATGGTTACTACTACTTTGTCCGTAAAATTAACGATACTCAAATATCTCTACATGGATCTGCAGCAGATGCAACATCTAATACAAGTCCAGCAGATCTTAGTACAGCAGGAACTGGCTCTCTATTTACACTTATAAGTACAACACCAGTTGGACCAATTATTCGTCGTATTGCTGCTATTGGCTCTGATACACAGATTTCTGTAGATCGTCCTTATGGAGCTGCATACACAGCTGCGTCGTATTCATATCCAACATTTATCTATGTTCGTCCTGAAGGATATTCTCTACACCGACCATTCGATGGTGGAGTTGAAATGTCAGTAGGAAGTGGAACCTCTTGGGGATCTATCGTTCGTCAGACTCGTAAGTATTTCCGTTACCAGTCAGGTAAGGGTTTGCAGACTTCTTGCGGTATTAACTTCAAGCCATCAATTGACCTTGAAAGTATGATTAAATTTAGCGATAGTGTTATTACATGTAAAACTCGTCGTCCCCACGGTTTGATTAATGACTTGTTTATAGTTATTAGTGAAGCAAAAGATTCTAATGGTGTTACAAGCACTGTCTATAACGGTACGTTCCAAGTAACTGTAGTTGATTTAACTACATTTAGAATTAGCAAATCTGGAGGTATTCCAGAAAATCGTGCTTATGGATTCCCTCAGTTCTATGTCCGCGAGTGGCGAGGTGGAGCTGTTCGTACTGGTATGTATGATTTCCAGAACGGTATGTTCTTTGAGTTTGATGGACAAAAAATTTATGCAGTGCGTCGCTCTTCAACTCAGCAATTGGGCGGTACTGCATCTGCCTTACAAGGTAACGAAGTTATTTTTGGAACTGGGACAAGTTTCCAAGCTCAGTTAGATGTCGGTGATTTTATTGTTATGCGTGGTCAAAGCTATCGCGTAACACAGATTGACTCAGAAACTCGTATGTCAGTTCGTCCTGAATATAAGGGTTCATCTGGCCCAGAAAAAGAGTTTAACCCAGCAACAGTTGTAAATACTTCAACAGATACCTTTACAATTATTGGACATGGTCTAACTAACTTGCTTCCAGTTGTTTATAACTCAATCGACGGTGAGCCAATTGGTGGATTAGTAAACGGTAGAACTTACTACATCAATCTTATTAATGGAAATACTTTTAAACTCAAAGCTGCTCCAGATGATGCTGGTGATGTAAATCTTTCAAGTGTTGGAACTACAACAGTTCACTCACTTACACCCGCTAAATCAGGAATTATTGTAACAAAAACTGTTGATACAAAAACTCCGCAAGAAGATTGGTCAGTTGATCCTTGCGATGGAACTGGTGTGACTGGTTACAATCTTGATCTATCAAGAATTCAAATGGCTTATATCGACTATTCTTGGTACGGAGCAGGTAAGATTCGTTATGGTTTTAAGACAACTGACGGACAAGTTCAATATGTTCACGAGTATGTTCACAATAACAATTTGTATGAGTCATACTTGCGTTCTGGTAACATGCCAGCTCGTTATGAAGTAGTTACATACGATAACCCTACATACATTCCATCCCTGTTCCACTGGGGTACTTCGGTAATGATGGATGGTCGTTTTGATGACGACAACGCATACCTCTTTACTCAAAACAGCCAGACCTTGGATATCCGAGGAACTACAGCTAAGTCATTTGCGTCTACTGGTATCAACCTAACAAACGATTTAATGACTGTTCAGACTCACGGATTTAGAAGTGGAGATATTCTTCAGTTCGAGTCAATTGGCTCAAATGGTTTACGAGGAGCAAACACACAAAACCCTCCAACTCGAGTTGTAGGATCTAACACGCTTGCTAACTTAACAAACGGCGCTCGCTATAGAGCATTTGTTAACTCTGCAAACTTAATCCACTTAACACCTCTTACAGCTACAATTAGCACTGGTGCATCATTTGCACGCACATCTAACGTTATGACAGTTACTACTGTAGCGCCTCATAATCTAACAACTGGTATGTATGTTGGTGTTTATGGAGTAGCAAATACAGTTCTAAATGGTAACCAACCAGCAACTTCCCCAACTGGAGTTGCAAATGGAGCCTTTACAGTTACTGTAACTGGAACTAATACCTTCACATATCCATCTGTTGGAACTAACCAGACAATTTTAGTTGAGTCTGGATCTATTCTTGCAGAAGTTATTGACTTTACTGGTCAAGGAAATACTCAGTTTACATACTTCCTATATCCAGATGGTTCTTTGAACAACACATCTGGTCCAAACTATCAGCCACTGATCTCACTACGCTTGAGTCCATCTGTATCTGAAGGTTTAACAGGTAAGCTTGGAGATAGAGATGTTATTAACCGAATGCAGTTACGTCTGTCTGAAGTTGGTGTCTCATCTGACCAGCTTGTTGACGTTAAGGTTCTTCTTAACCCACGTCTTAATAACTTGAACTTTGTTGGTGTTGATTCACCTTCTCTGACACAGGTTGTTGAGCACACTGCAGCAGATACTGTTTCTGGTGGAGTTCAGATCTACAACTTCCGTGGAGCTATAGGAACTACAGTGGCAAACGTAAGTAGTTTGTTTGAAATGTCTAACTCAATTCTTGGTGGAGATAGCATTTTCCCAGACGGACCTGATATTATTACTATTGCAGTAGCTCGTTTATCAGGAAACTCAACACTAACATCAGCCAAACTTTCATGGTCTGAAGCTCAGGCATAGGAGGCTCAAGTGCCAATTTTAAGACTTGGACTTGTAAATCCTGCAGCCAATACAGATATAGCGCTTTTTAACGCTAATTCAAATTATTTAGCTTCTGTTGTAGTTGCTAATAGGGCAATTAATGCTACTCCTGTAACAAAAATAAGTATCTGGGTAGTACCTTCTAATGCTATTCAAGCTTCTCAATATGCCTACATAGCTTCTAATTTAACTTTAGAAGTAGGACAGTCCCTTGAAACATTTAGATTCGCTATAAATAATGGAGACTCTGTTTATGTTAGAACATCTGTAGCGCAAACATCTTTTAGTATTAATGGTGTAGTACAAGAAGACTCTGCTCAACCAGAAAATATTGCTCAGACTTTTACTAACAAAGTTATCCGTGGCGATAATAATACTTTGTATTTAGAATCTGGAACTACAGCTCAGAGACCAGCCTCTGCTGAAACTGGTTATACTCGATTCAATACTGAAACAGAAAATTTAGAAGTTAAAGTTGTTGCTGGTTGGCAACAAGTAGGAACTGGCGCAGCTGGCACAGCTGGAGCAACAGGACCCACTGGACCTACAGGAGCACAAGGTGCAGCTAGTACCGTAACAGGTCCTACTGGACCTACAGGTCCTTCAGGAGGACCGACGGGACCAACAGGTGCGACTGGTGTTACAGGACCTACTGGTCCTTCTGGAGGGCCTACAGGTCCTACAGGTCCAATCGGTGTAACTGGTCCGCAAGGCCCTACAGGTGCGACAGGTGCAGCTTCTACTGTTACAGGACCAACTGGTCCAACTGGTCCAAGTGGAGGACCAACTGGACCTACAGGACCGACAGGACCTGCTGGTGCAACAGGTGCGACAGGTGCAGCTTCTACTGTTACAGGCCCTACTGGTGCTACAGGTGGTGTAGGTCCTACTGGACCTACAGGAGCCACAGGTGCAACGGGTGCTACTGGTGCGACAGGAGTAGCAACTTTTAGCGGAACTACAGACGCAACAGCTGCTGCAATCACTATTGATGAAGTTGCTTATCCTGCAATTACTATATTATCTGTAACTAATAGTGGATCTACAGCGTATCTTTTTAATAATCAATACAGTGGAAACAACCCTACTATTTTTGCAATTTCAGGAACTACAATTGCTTTTAATTTAGCAGTGACTGGACATCCTTTCTTAATTAAGACTGCATCTGGTGCAGCAAATTACGATACTGGCTTAATTCATGTGGCTACCGATGGAACAGTTAGTACAGGTTCTTCTGCTCAAGGTAAGGTAACAGGAACTCTATACTGGCAAGTACCAGCTAATATAAGTGGTGCATATGCTTATCAATGCTCAATCCATAGCGGAATGCTTGGAGTTATCACCATCAAGAGTATTGGATCAATGACATGATAATGGAAACAGTAGGCAAATTTGAGTGGAAAGCAGAGGAGAGCGAAAACGCTCCACTGCTTAACCTAACTATTAAAAACATTTCTGAGAACAAGACGGTGTTAATCTCAGATGTAGTATGGGCAACTGGACGTGAAGATTTTCTTGAAGGTGTATACAATACAGCTGTAGAAACCCTTGAAGGAGCAGATCATTGTTGTTATCAAGGAAAAGTTTCTTTAGTAGAGGGGGAAACTAATGGAGCATGATAACCATAATCAGACAATAGTTACTTCTACCGACTGGTCGTTTCCTTTTACAGAGATGCAGTTAATGTGGGCTCTTATGGCTATTATGGCAGTGCATCATATTTGGATGTGGAAGAAAAGGAGCTGTAAATGCCAGTAAAACGTTTAGGATTAGTTTCTCCTGCTGCTTTTGTAAGTACATTTACAGAACTTGCTACTGCAGATGTTGCATGCGTTGCTTCAGTAATTATTGCAAATAAAGGTGCTGTAGATTTAACGGCAACTGTTTTTATTGAACCAGTCGAGTCTCCAGGAAACCCTAACACTCGTGTTTATATTGTCAGTAGTTTGCTTATTGGAGTAGGACAGTCTTTTGAAACATTTAGATTTGCATTAGCTGTTGGCGATAAAATTTATGTTGGAGCAAGCACTGCTAATGCGTCTTTTTCTGCCACTGCAGCATATGAATCAAGTGGTAGATCAAATATTGTTTATCAATCAACACAGCCAGGATCTCCTCAAGTTGGAGACATCTGGGTAAATAGTTCATCTAATGCTGTATCACTTTACACAGGAAGTGGTTTTAATACAGTAGCTACAATTGCACCAACTGGACCTACAGGTCCCCAAGGACCAACTGGTCCTACAGGAGTTTCTGGACCTACAGGTCCACAAGGATCAGGTGTTTCTGTTCTTGGATCTTATGCAACAGTTGAACTACTTGAAGCAGATAACCCAACTGCATCAATTGGAGATTCATATCTAGTAGGTACTAATCTTTATATTTGGAACGATTTAAACTCGGCATGGAGCAATGCTGGCCCTTTTGTTGGTCCAACTGGCCCTACTGGTGCAAGTATTACAGGTCCTACAGGGCCAACTGGAGCTGCAAGCACAGTTCCTGGCCCAACAGGTCCTTCAGGGGGTCCTACGGGAGCTACTGGTCCAACAGGATTAACAGGACCTACTGGAGCAACAGGAGCCACTGGTCCTCAAGGATTACCTGGGGCAACTGGTCCTACTGGAGCACCGTCAACTGTAACTGGTCCTACTGGACCTACTGGTGCAGCGGTAACTGGTCCGACAGGCGCTAGTGGCCCTACAGGTGCACAAGGAACTTGGGATACAGCTCAAACAATCGAAGTTAAATCTGATACATATACTTTAGTTTTAGGTGATGCTGGAAAACTTATTAGATGTACAAAAGGTACAGCAATGTCAATTATCATCCCTACAAATGCTGCAGCAGCATATTCAATAGGACAAAGAGTTGACATTATGCAATATGGAGCAGGTCAAGTAACTGTTAGCGGTGATACTGGAGTTACTCTTAGATCTACACCTACAAATAAACTAAGAGCTACCTACTCAACTGCATCTATTATTAAAATTGGAACAGACGAATGGGTTCTAGCTGGCGACGTAGCCCTCACATAGTTAGGAGCAAGTATGCCATTAAGTTTAGGAATATCTAGTGGAGCTGGGTTTTTAAAGAACCGTGCCGAACCTGCAGCACTTGGATATAGAGTTAATTATATTACTAACCCATCTTTTGAGGTAGATACAACGAATTGGGTTGCAACTGCAGGAGGGACTATTGCTAGAACAACAGGTGAATCTAATACTGGTTCTGCATCTCTAGCTGTTACTAACGCCTCTGGGTCAGCTGCTCAGTTTGGTAACGAAGGATCTATGATTCCTTTAGTAGCAGGAGAAGGTACTTATTATATAAGTGCGTATGTAAAACTTGCCAGCGGTAATTCACCAGCAACCTATTTTATACGTCAGTTACAGTATGAGGAACAGAACTCTGTTAGCACAGTTTCGGCAACAAACATTGGCCTTCAATCTTTATCATATACAGGTAACTGGGTGCGTTTAGGTGCTTCCGTGACAAAGCAAAGTTCTGCAAATTTTATGATTATTAGAGTAGTTACAGGCTCAACTACTGCAGGAGAGATTTTTTATGTGGATTCTGTTATGCTAGAGAAGTCAACTACGCTAAAGTCGTACTTTGACGGAGGCAGTAACGGTTTTTGGACAGGATCAGCTAATGCTAGTTTTAGTGGGGCAACTCCTTACTAATAAAATTAATAGAAGATAAAGATAAGGACATAATGACTAAAAAAATAACTTTTATAGGACAAGGAACTTTAGGTCAAATATCTCAAAACGTAGATATTAAACTTCCAGAACCTAAAAAATCTTCTACATATCTTCCCAGCTGGTACACACAATCTGAAAGATGGCTGGGCTCAGATAAGCCTCAGATTGAGAACTATTCTGCTAATCAAGGATTGAAACATTGCGTTTCTTTTTTAGATGTTATGACATCTGGATATATGGTAGAGCTGTGGACAGATATACAAGTAACAAGGTCTGTGGATGGTGAAGCACACCTAACATGGCTTGTTCCACCAGACCCATTAGTAGTAAGAGATCAACGTTCTGGGGCTAACATACCTCGTCCAGCAGGACACGATAGCGTTCATTATGGTTGGGTTTCTCAATTTGCTATCAAAGTTCCCAAAGGTTACAGCGTTCTACTGACTCATCCGCAAAATAGATTTGATCTTCCGTTTACTACTCTTTCTGGAATAATTGATAGCGACTCTTATTTTCCTGCAGGAATTATTCCTTTCTTTTTAAGAAGTGATTTTGAGGGAATTATAAAAGCTGGTACCCCTATCGCTCAGTTGTTCCCATATAAAAGAGAGTCTTGGGAATCTGAAATAGGAGATAAAAACCTTGAACAAGAAGCAATTCAACAATCTTATGATTCTAGAAGATCATTAGGTGGTTTATATAAAAAAATACATTGGACAAAAAAGGAATATAAATAATATGAACATTGTTGTGTGCGGTGGTGGAACTGCTGGATGGCTTGCAGCATACATTATTTCTAATACTCAACCAAAAAAACATAATATTACAGTTGTAGAATCATCATCAATAGGAATTATTGGTGCAGGAGAAGGCTCAACTGGTCTTCTTTTTGATATTGTTACTGGTTATATTTGGGGTCGTAATGATTCTTTAGACGATTTTTTTGAAAAAACAGACTCAACAATAAAAATGGGGATTAAACATGCCAACTGGGGTAATGATGCAAAAAGTTTTTACTTCGCTCCTTTAGACTCAAGTAAGTCTATACAATCATCTCCAGATCCTACTTTCAATTATGTTATATCAAAATATGGAAATAAAAAAGCCTATTTATCTTCTCATATAGGACAATCCTATGATAGAAAAAGAATGCCTTCAGGTGGGCATGGATTTCATTTTGATGCTGTAAAAGTTGGAAATTTTTTTAAAGAAAAACTTTTAAAAGACAATTTAGTTACACATATAGACTCATTAATTAAAGACGTAAAAGTTAATAGCAATGGAACAATTGAAAGTATAGTTTTAGATAATAATCAAACTATTAGCGGAGATTTTTTTATTGACTGTACGGGGTTTGCAAGAGTTTTAATGAATAAGTTAGGAGTAGGATGGAAGTCCTATTCTAAAAATCTTACTGCAGACAGAGCTATGCCATTTATAGTTGAGTATGACCCTTTATCTACAGAGATTGTAGAGCCTTTAACAACTTCAACTGCACTTTCTTCTGGCTGGCTATGGGATATCCCTTTAACAACAAGAAAAGGATGTGGTTATGTGTATAACTCTAATTTTCTTTCAGAGGATGAGGCACAAGAAGAAGTTGAAACTTTTTTAGGGAAAAAAATACAACCAATTCGTCATCTTAAATTTGACTCAGGCAGGTTAGATCAGTTGTGGAGTGGTAATTGTTTAGCTACAGGGTTAGCTGGAGCTTTTAGCGAGCCTTTAGAAGCTACATCAATACATTCTACTATTCTGCAGCTTTTAATATTTGCAAAAGAGTATCTAGACGTGACTGTTGAAAAAACAGCAACTGAAGTAAATATAAAAACCTACAATAAAATTATCACGGATGTATATGACGAGTATAGAGATTTTATTGTTTTACATTATTTAGGTGGAAGAGATGATTCAGAGTTTTGGAAGTATATTAAAACTGGAGAAGTTATCACCCCTTTTGTTGCCGATACTATAGAAAGGTGTAAGACTCAAGTACCGAGCGCTATACATTACGCTAACTCTAGGTGGGGCTCATCTTCTCATTTATGGAACTGGATTTTATCTGGATTAGATTTTATAGACCCAAAAATTGCAAAACAAACATTAGAAAAACATAATTTATATGGTTCTGCCGAAGTGGAATATAAACTATTTGCTAGTTACTATGACTTTAAAGAAGAAACAGTTTTTTCTAAGTTTGAAATAGTTCCTGCTAATAGAATTGTTTCAATATAGCTACTGAAGCTAGGATACTCCAGAGTATGTTGAACCAAATAAGTGTAGGTATAGTTTTTACAGTTGAAGACCATATTAAGGCCAGACTTGAGACTAAAGCAAATATGTATAACCACCATATTTGAATACCAAATAGCAGTCCTGGAATAATAATTATTGCTTTTGCTACAAAAGCAAAAAACTCAACTGTGTTAGGTTTTGTCCAATACTTTTTTGTGCCCATAGTTTTTAGGGCTTGAATCCACTCAAAATTCATTTAAAAGACTTCTTCACTCTTTGATACAAGCCATAAGCCCCCTGAGCTTTTGTTTTTAAAAATTTTTGATGGTTAAAGTAGTGAGCATCTTTTTCCATTTCTTCAACTGTAGATTCCCAATCTTGTCTTTGAAAAGGTATAACTTGAGCTATTGGAGTCCCCTGAGGAATAACCCCTGTAAAACCTTTTTTAATCCAGAATGGTTGATTAATGTCTGTTTTTAGTTTATCGGTGTCAACTACCCCTGCTATAGATCTAAAGGGAAGATTAGGGTATCCTATAGGATGAATAAACAAAGAAGACCACCCTGCTGGTGTTTCAATAATAAACTGATTACTTAATTTAAAAGCAATACCTGCACAATCGTCTGGTTTTTCCATATCTTCTGTAAACTCTTTAGCCCAAGAAGTCACTACTGCTCTATCAGTAAGCCAAGTAACAGTAGGCTCAGTATCTTCTCCAACATAAGAAACTTCTAGATCTGCCCAAAGTGGAATAATATATCCAGCTGTCATAGCATCAATCATTGGAAAACATTTTTTAGATGTAACGTGAGGATAGAATCTAGATGATCCTTCTTTAGAAAGAAGCTTATCTGATGTAAAAGCTTCCATATTTTTCCACCATTTAGGTACATAATTTGAAGCTGGTTCTGGGGGCATAGCCACATTCATAGCATATGAGTCAATTGCTTTAAATTTAATTATATGCTTTTTCATAAGTTCAGTATAGATCTTAATTGACTATAGAGCAACTATATCTTTTAAGTTTTATTATAAACATTTTATTTGTACAGATCTTATAGATTAGGCAAGATTTATGAAAGGATTCTGGTATGCTAACTCTAATGTGGTAGGTTTATATAATAATAAAAATAGGTGATGGAGAGATAAAATATGAAAGTAGCTGTCTACACAATAGCCCTCAACGAAGAAAAATTTGTTGAGACTTGGTATAACTCTGTAAAAGATGAAGCAGACTACCTACTCATAGCTGATACGGGATCAACAGATAAGACTGTTGAGAAGGCTCTTGCTTTAGGGATTAATGTTGTATCTATCTGTGTAAGACCTTGGCGCTTCGATCAAGCAAGAAATGTTTCTTTAGGACTACTTCCAGCTGATATTGACTATTGCATCCCACTAGATATGGATGAGATTATGTTGCCGGGATGGAAGGCAGAGCTTGAGAAAGCATTTGAAGCTAAAGCCACTCGCCCTAGATACAATTATATTTGGAATTGGAATGAAGACGGAACTCCCGGACTTACCTTTGGCGGAGATAAAATCCATGCTCGTCACGGATACCGTTGGAAGCATCCAGTACATGAAGTTTTAGTGCCTGATCGCATGCAAGAGGTTCAGTATTGGACTCAAGCGACTATGGAGCACCACGCAGATAACACAAAATCACGAGGACAGTATTTAGATTTACTAAAAACTTCTGTTGAAGAAGATCCATACGATGACAGAAATGCTTTCTACTACGCAAGAGAGCTATATTTCTACAATAGACTTGATGAAGCAAAAGAAGAATTTAAACGTCATCTACAGCTACACACCGCAAGATGGGCACCAGAGCGTGCAGCATCTATGCGTTTTATAGGAAAGCTTTCTAAAGAAGATGCAGAACTATGGTTTACCATGGCAATAAAAGAAGCTCCAGAGCGCAGAGAAGCATATGTTGATCTCGCTCAGCACTACTACTCAATCGGTAAATGGGAAGAGTGTTATGACGTAGCAACTCAAGCTTTAGCAATTACTGTTAAGCCTATGGAGTATCTCTGTGAAGCAGAGGCTTGGGGACATACACCGCACGATATGGCGGCAATTGCTGCTTACAACTTAGGAAGATATCAAGATGCAGTTGTCCATGCCAAAGCTGCTTTAGAGATTGCCACCCCTGAGCACAAGGAACGACTTTCTAATAACTTAGCATTCTGCGAGCAAAAAGCATGACATACCCTAATTGGTTTATTGAAGGTGGAGCAATTCATAACTTTTCTAAATTTCTACCTGTGTATAAAGATGTAAAGGTAGATTTTCTTCAATTAGGAGCATACACAGGAGATGCTTCAGTATGGCTTTTTGATAATGTTCTTACCCACCCAGAGTCAACTTTGACAGATGTTGACACATGGGAAGGCTCTGAAGAAGAAGAGCATATGGATATGGACTGGAAAAGCGTAGAAGATACCTACGATCAAAAGTTAAGACCTTTTCTTGACTCAGGTCAGCTAATAAAAAAGAAAATGACAACTAAAGAATTTTTTAAGTCAAACGACAAAAAGTATGAGTTTGTTTATGTAGATGCAGATCATCATGCAATCTGGGCTCTTAGAGATGGCTTAGACGGGTATTCTTGCTTAAACAACGGAGGAATACTTGCCTTTGATGATTATATGTGGGGATCTTCTTTGCCTAAAATGGATCAGCCAAAAACTGGTATTGATGCATTTTTAATCCCTTACACAAACAAAGTTACTGTTTTGGAGAAAGGCTTACAGGTTTGGACGAGGAAGATTTTTTAGATTTAGTTTTTCTATTAGACTTTTCATTACGTTCTAACTTATAAGCTTCAACTGCATTTGCACTAGTACGGCTTCTCCAAGCAAAACCACACTCCGTGCATGTAACAACTTTTGCTGTGGTCCAACGACCACCATTAGGAAGCTGTTCAATAGAAGTTTCTAACTTTGAAGGTCTAGCTGTGCAATAAGGACAGTTAGGGAATCTGCGGCGTCTTGTTTCTTCACCGTTATAGGACACAGATAGAGCTCTACGAATATCAACTTCATCTCTTCCTCCCCAGATACCCCAGATCTGACGATGCTCTAGAGCCCACTGAAGGCATTCTGAGCGCACAGGACAGGTAAAGCACATGTTCTTAGCCGCATATTTTTCTTTAAAGTCTTTAGAGAAGAACCAGTCTAAAGCGTATCTATTAGAAGGTTTGGCGCAAGTAGCTTCTGACTGCCAATTAAGGTTTTCCGCTGGTTTCCACATGCGACTATATTAGACTATAAATTATAAAAATATTGTCTATGACACTATATTTATTAAAAAATTATATCTCTATCCAAGTTGCAGGAAGGATGGAGTCTACAAACTCTCCATACTCTGTTTCACCTAATTCATCACAAACTACATAATCTTCTTCATTTTCTATTATTCCAGTCCACCCATAATTTGGAGAGCATTTGTCAATTAAATTAAACCCATCTCCAAGAGAGATTGCTACCCCATCTCTTTGTAGGGCAGAAGCTAAAGCTCTTCTTACTAAGTCATTCTCTAAATCAATATGTTCAAAGGTGTAATAAATAACTGAGCAATCTACCTGTGGGTCGTATCCAGATCCTTCCCATTCCTCCCAAAGGAAGTCGCCTGGTCTATCGCTTCTCATATACCTACCTTATATTTGATCATCTTCAGGGTTAATATTAAGCTCAAAATCTGGACTCTGCTGGTCCAAAAAATACATTTCGCTAGTAAGTTTCATTTCAAATATCCCAGCTATCGTCACTGCCCCACACATAGCGCATACTTCAACAGATCCGTTATTTACTTTATTAGGCACATCTACGCCCTTTAAACGCATAATTATTCGACCAGTGGTATCCATACTTTCTGGCTCCCACCGAGCATGGTTTTCCATCCAACATGCTTCGCAAATCGGCACGGGACTAATTACTGGTTCAGCAGCCATGACAATAGTCTACTCTTGTAGAGCAAACGTCATATCTTCTGTAAGTATTATATTTAATTTACCTCTTATTTGTTTTCTTTCTTCTGGAGAATATCCTCCCCAAAAACCATGCTTTTCATTTTTTATAGCCCATTGACCACATTCAACTATGTGAGCACATGATGAACATATCTTTTTAGCTTCAACATAAGCATTAAGTCTTTGGCCAACAACTACTTCATCTTTATCTTCAATATAAAACAGCTCTGCGCCTATCTCAGCACAGAGCGGTTGTTCATACTTCCAAGGTGGTACAAGCTCAGACATGTTCCCCTCCAAGAAACTATTTAAGTTTTTCTGACTCTATCTTTCCTACTTCATATCCGCATCCTGCATATCCAGCAATGTCTATCCAAGTATCTGGTTGGAAGCCAGACCCATGGGCAAAGCGTGCCATCTTTAGACCAACCATCATCATTGCAACCTGCTCGTTTGTAATCTCTTGTCCAAGAATTACAGACCAGATTTTTGCAGTTCTTGTAAAGTTTTCTTCTGGTCCGCCATAGTTAGCATTTCTATCTTGTGTAGTAATTCGAGCAGCTTCACGAAGAGCCTCTACTCGATGCGGGGTATCAGAAGTCTGTTTCATATATTCATTAACAGGGGGAACTGTGTTATTTACATTATCAGACATTCTTCAACCTCGCAGTCACTAAAGCGGTATATGAGTAGGTACTAGTTGTTTTTGTATTCGGTTCAATCTCTAATTCATAGCTAACATACTTGTTAAGCTCTTCAAGATCTACCTCAATAAATCCAGAAAGTTCTTTTTTAGCTTTTTCTTGTATGTTTTGATAATCACTGCCATCAACTCTAAACTTAAAAACTGCTGAATTCACTATGGAACTCGTTTCTCAAGCTGCTGAGGTGTGTAGTGGTAGCCTTCAAGTACAGGTTCTCTGCCATCAGTTGTCTTTACAATAATGTCTCCGTAGCGAATACTTACTACTTTGCCACGACGACCATTGTGTAGTTTACCCATCTCGCCATCAAATGCATTCCATTTAACTCTGACTTCATCGGCAACAACAATCTGACCAGACTGAGCTGGTACCCATCGTTCATTTTTGTTTTCTGCAATAATCGCATGACCTAATGCCAATTTACCAAATAGTTCAATAATTTGACTTAGGTTTGCTTCGTTCTTTTGTGGGTCTGGATCTGTATTCTTTAATTCTTCCCACTTTTCTAGTAGAGCAATAACATGATCGCCAACAATCCGTTTAGTGCGATTGTTGGTCAACTGTTCTTTGACCCACGGCATATCTACTTTGGCCATCTCGCTGTCCTTTCGTACAGTTTTGCCTAGACTAACAACAACTGGCTCTGGTTGTCCAGAGCTCTCGCTGTTTTTTCCAGAGAGTCGGTGTATGAAGGCACTGCCTCTCTGTAAAAATCTTTCTGTGTTTGAGCCACTACCAGTCTTTCCTCTGGACTCATTTCCTCTATTGTCGAAGGTAAATACGCCCATTCTGCTCCTAGCTCGGCGGTATGACGCCATTCAGTAACAACAGGAACACCTGCTACAAGTGATTGTGATATTGCAACAGACCACCAAGGATCTCCACCCTGATAAGTACTTATCAAAGTACCTATTGATCTTTGCATCTTTTCTTGAACTACATCTTTTTTGGTGTAATTATTGTATCTAATAGACTCGATAGGAACAGTTAAGTTTGAAGATACTTTTTTTGTCCACGCTGATTTAGGGTTATCTGCACACCAATATGTTTTATGTACAAGAGAAACTCTATCTTCAGAGTCGTCTATCAAAACTCTATCAAAGCAAAGAGCTACTATATTTTCTTCGCTTAAGCTTGGGATGTTATCAGTTACTATCTTTTTAGAGAACCAAGGCATGCTAGGAACGTATGTCTGATCCCATTTACTGTTATGTAGGTAATCTACAAAAGACATAATCTGTTCTTTATTTTCTGGTTTTACTGCATTATCGTATTGAAGTCTTTTTGAGTAAAAATCTTTGTAAAAATTATCAGTCCCTGTATAAAAATCTCTAATAGTTGTCTTAATCTTTTGTGGCTCTGGCATATCTAAAATTAAACGAAGCTTGCCAAGCTCCCTCGCTTTATTTGCTAAAGCAAAAGCTCCGTGAGCATAATGCGCTGATATGTTTGATGGAGATGCTAGCCCTACAAAAATAGCATCGTATTGATCTAAATACTCTTTTGTATATGTAAAGTGTGGCTTTGTAAGAACAACTTCATGTCCTAATTCAATAAAAGCATTGTGCAGAAGACCAGTAAAAGTCGGATAACGACTTATTGCGTTCTGGGACGACTGAGATGCTGTGCATCCAGTAACTAGTATCTTCATAATTTCCTTATCTTGGATTACTAAATTGCTACCCAACAAATCGTTGGGTAGCAACCTAGCAAAACCAGCTTAGAACGGTGAGGCTGGGGCTGCAGCAGGTGCAGGAGCGGCAGCAGGTGCTGGCGCTGGAGCAGGAGCTGGAGCAGCTGCAACAGGTGCTGGAGAGGCTGTCTCGCCATTCATTGCAGCAACTGTTTGTGCGCTTGGGTAGTAGTTCTTGATTTCGTTCTTCTTAGCTCCGTTATACAAACGGCTACCAATCTGAGCACGGAATCGACGACCCAT